TGGGTCCGAGTGTGCGTGACCCCCAACTGGCTCCCCCCATAAAAAAAATACGTATTTCTGTGTTACCATGTGGTTTTAGGTTATAGAGGGTAGTATGGATACTGTAGAGATAGAGGTTGGGATACCTACTCCCAAACGCCTACCGGCGTTGCCGTATACGCAGGTACAGGTGGGTGAGAGTTTTTTGGTAGTTGATAGGGTGATGCGTACTGTGTTGAACTTGAATTACAAGATGGGGAAGAAGTTAGGGAGAAAGTTCACGTGCAGGACGGAGGAGAAGGGCATCAGAGTGTGGAGGATTGCTTAAGGCAGTCTAGGCGGCGGTATGCGCGGGAGATGAACAGGGCTATTTTGTGCCGCACGAAGGTGCAGAAGTTGCAGTTGGTACAGGATTGGAAGCGGGATTATTCGCCGTTGATGGTGAAGGAGTTGATAGCGTGTGCCAAGGAAAAGAGTGTGATGGCTGCGATTTCTAATTGGGATGTAGATAACTGGGGTAAGAAGTGAAATTTAATCTACAGCAGTTTTATACCTTTTGTTCTCAGTTGAAGATTGAGACGAAGGAGAAGGGGCTACGCAAGCTAGACCGGATGTTGGGTACGCAGACCTATGTCATGGACGAGATTGCCAGTGGTCTTGAGGAAGATATCCATTTCTTTGTTATTTTGAAGGGGAGGCAGCTTGGAATTACTACCATTTCTTTGGCACTGGATTTGTATTGGCACTTTACTCATGCTGGCTTGGGTGGAACTCTAGTTACGGATACTGAGGAAAACCGAGATATGTTTCGCGGCACGTTGTCGGCGTACATGGAAGGTTTGCCTAAAGAGTACAAGATTCCCCTGGTCAACCATAACCGTACACAGTTGACGTTGAAGAACAGAAGTCGCTTGTTCTATCAGGTGGCAGGAACACGCGCTAAGGGTGGTTTGGGGCGCGGTAAGGGCATTACGTTCTTGCATGGTACTGAGACATCATCGTGGGGAGATGAAGAAGGTTTGGCCTCTCTGTTGGCTTCCTTGGCTGAAACCAATGATGACCGGTTGTATATCTTTGAAAGCACTGCGCGTGGTTTTAATATGTTCCATGATATGTACACCACAGCTAAGAGAGCGCGTACACAGAAGGCTATCTTTTGTGGCTGGTGGCGCAATGAGTTTTATTCTGCAAGCCCTGACTCAGATGTGTACAAGACTTATTGGGATGGCAAGCTCACCGTTGAGGAAAAGGAATGGACCAAGGACATTAAGAAGTTATACAACTTTGAAATCAATAGCCGCCAAATGGCGTGGTGGCGTTGGAAGTTATTTGAAGGCATGAAGGACGATAGCTTGATGTATCAAGAGTTTCCTCCTACTGAAGACTATGCCTTTGTGATGACGGGTACGAGCTTCTTTAGTAATGCCAGATGTACAGATGCCATGAAGATTGCTAAGAAGATTAGCTTTGACAGCTACCGTTATGTGATGGGAAGTTACTTTCATGATACGCAAGTGGTTAAGAGTACGGAGCGTCTGGCTACGCTCAAGATTTATGAAGAACCCGTTGAACAGGGTTATTACGTTATTGGTGCTGACCCTGCTTATGGAAGCAGTGATTGGGCTGACCGTTTTAGCATACAAGTCTTCCGAGTCTACGCAGATGCAATGGAACAGGTCGCGGAGTTTGCTACCTCAGAAATGAACACCTATCAGTTTGCTTGGGTGATTGCCCACCTAGCAGGTGCTTACAAAAACTCTACCTTGAACCTTGAAGTCAATGGTCCAGGTCAGGCGGTGATTAACGAACTGCGTAACCTGAAACGCCAAGCCGCCAGTATGGGCGGGGTAATGGGTAATGACCTGATGAACGTCTACGGTTCAATGCAACAATACATTTGGCGCAGAAATGACACGTTAGGCGGTATGAGTAACAGCATTGGCTGGCTGACTACTCAGCAATCAAAAGAACGTATGCTCACTTACATGAAAGATTACTTTGAACGCGGCATGATGGATATATTCTCTATGGAACTCATTGACGAAATGAAGACCGTAGTGCGCGACCAAGGCAGCATTGAAGCGACAGGCCGCAACAAAGATGACCGCGTCATAGCCGCTGCACTGGCAGCAGCCGCGTATGCGGAACAAGTAGCCCCACGTTTGATTGCCGCTAAGATTAGTCGTGAAACTAACCGTAAAGAGGAATCAATGACTTCAGGCGAGAAAGCAGTTAGCCGTGGCGTTTCTGATTACCTAAAGAAATTAGGCATCTATGGACAGACCAAAGCCAATACCTAAAGCAGAACTCTTGCTCATCATGGAACGCTTTATTGCTGACCATGACCGAGGTATCAGTATGGCCTTGTTCGCAGACATGGCAGGCTTAAACAAAGATTTTTTGTTAGACGTTTTTAAACGTAAAACAGAACCGCTTTCTGAACGCACTCAAATAAGAGTAAGCCGCGCTTATCAAAACTATAAGGACGGCTATGTTCGTATTATGCAAAACCGTGACCGTTCTAAGTTTGTAGAGTACCGGCGAGAGCCAGATAAAGTTGTTGTACGTTCGCAGAAGATAGCGTTAGTTGATGGCAGGCTTCAAATTCAGGTAGGGTTGAGAAACCCTAGAGACTATTCAAGGGGATGATATGGTGCTTAAAGATTATAAATGTCCGACACATGGTTATTTTGAGAGTGATGTTGCAAGTTGCTTTTCTGATGGTTGTGAGGCAAATGTTATGCGTGTGCATCTTACTGCGCCTAGTATCAAGTCAGAGCGTTCCAAAAGGGCTGATAAGACCGCGAAGCAGTTGGCTATCGACTTTAAAATGACTAACATTAAAACCACCCGTGAGGGTGAAAACCAATCTGGTTACTTTACTAGAAATAACACACCGCCTGAACCACAAGAACCGAGGCCAGGTGATTCTGCTATTTGGGGTGGCAATGTGAATGGCTTGAATATGAAGTCACTTTTATCTGGACGTGCGGTACAATCTGTGCGAGGGGAACCCGTAGGATTAAAACCCAGTGAGGCCGGTAACTTGACCGGACCAAAAACCGCGAGTTATTTACCGGACCACGAAAACCTGAAGATTAAATAATGCGTATACCTGACAAACTAGAAGAACGTGAACAGTTCTACAAGGACTTAATCCAAAAGTGTATGGTGAGTCTTGAAGAACGTAAGGGTGATTATTCCTCGCTGCGTGCCTTCTATTTGTTTGGTAGCGGACCAGAAGACAGTCCCGCTATCTTTAATAAGATATACCCACACATTGATACGCTGACTAGCTTTTTATATTCAGCAGAGACTACGCGTTTTACCATCAACTTAGGTGCGTCTGTCAGCAATCTTGAAGAACGCAAAGTTCCGCGTTTGACCGGTGCTTTAAATGATGAGTGGTTAAACTCAAACGCAGACCAAGTATTCTCAACCGCCCTAACTTGGGCGCTGGTCTTTAACACCACCTTTGTCAAACTGGTCTACAACAACGGCATACATCCGTTCTTAATTGAACCAAGTGCAATGGGTGTTTTGCGAGAAGATACACCGTACACTGACCGACAAGAAGCTATTGTCCAGACATATTACATAACAAAATCAGAGCTTTACAATAGGTTGTACAGCCATCCACGGCGTGATGAAATTGTACAACGTATTACGATGGCGTATAACTCGCGCACTGAAGACATACCGGAAGGTATTGACCGCATCATTATGAGTCAAACCAACCCTACCCTATACGGTACGGTTAATTTAGATTTGTATGGTCAAAACCGATACAAGGCGCGTGTTGCCGAACCTACGGCAAAGATGCAAGAGTTGTGGGTATGGGATGATGATATTCAGGATTATCGTGTCGTGACTATGTGCGACCCGGATGTAGTTATTTATGACCGTCCAGGTGCAAGCGTATTTTTGAAAGGTGAATTGCCGTTTATACAGATTTGCCCTAATCCTCAGTATGATTATTACTGGGGGCAGTCAGAAGTTCAAAAGCTAGTGTTCTTGCAACAGCTACGCAACGGACGAATGACAGAGATTCTCGACTTGTTAAGCAAGCAGGTATCTCCTCCTACCGCGCTATCTGGCTTTACAGGTATCTTAGACGAGAAAAACTTTGCGCTTAATCGGCCTGGGGGCCTTCTTACCACGGATATGCCGAACGCAAAGGTTGACCGTTTGGCTCCAAATATGCCGCCAGACTTGTTTGAAGTCATACATGAGTGTGATGCTATGTTTGCAGAAGCCTCTGGTATTAGTTCTATCTTGTCTGGACGCGGCGAGCAGGGCGTTAGAAGTGCGGGTCATGCTTCACAATTGGCTAGATTAGGTAGTTCAAGGGCTAAAAAACGCGCTTTAATCGTTGAAGATAGCCTAGAGAAAGTTGCTACGTTGTATATGAAGTTGATGCAAGCGTATGACAAAACGCATTTCTTGGATGAATACAACACGCCATTCATACCAGAACAATTTACTAAAGATTATGTGGTAAAGGTAGACGCACACTCAAATAGCCCAATATTTATGGAAGATTCGAGGCAGTTGGCGTTTAATCTCTATAAAGCTCAAGCAATTGATAAAGAGTCTTTACTTGACTTATTAGAACCACCGATGAAACAATTGCTCAAGGAAAAATTAGCGAAGCGTGAAGCTCAAGAGAAGAAGAATCCACCTCAAGAGAAAGCGCAACCTAAACTGGAGGTCGGTGGTGGCGAAGCAAAGTAATACACAACCTAAAGCAGACCAGCCAAGAGTAACAACGGAGTCGTTGAAATCTTTGAGCGCTCCATCAAATTTGCAATACAGGAACCAAGGTGTTAAGTCACTTAATCGTTCTGGAAGTAGAAGTGGTGGCAGAGACTATAGCAGGGGATAACCGTAATTAATGGAGAGTACAAATGTACAAAGCTCACAAACGCGGTCGTAAGACCAGACGGTAATCCCGAAAGGGACGAGGGGTATGGCTGACTTCCCCCTATAAGTTGGCCGCTGCTAACTGGAGACTCCATCATGGCACGCATGAAACGTAAAGGCCGCAAGGCACGCAAATAATTCCTGGGGGGTGGGAATTTTAAAAAATCACCCCCACTAATTTTGAGAGGATGACATGAGTGTACCGCCAGACCAGTTGATGAAATTAATGGGAAGCAAAAAAGGTTTAGGACCTGCCGCTGCTCCCATTCCAATGCCACCTGTTGAAGATTCAGCAAGCATGGGTGATTCTTCAACTGCTCCTATGGCGTCACCTATGTCTACCCCTGAACCTAAGATGGGCAACCGTGAAGGCGCGCTAGTCAATTTAGGTATGGCGTTAGATTTGATAGAACAGGCATTACCTGCTCTTGGTAGCGAATCTCCAGAAGGACAGAAAGTACGCGCTGCGTTAAATTCTTTGTCCACAGTTTTAGGACCCAAGAAAGGTAAGACAAACGAATTGCAACAGTCTGAGATTCTTCAGATGTTACAAGCATTGCCTAACGCTGGCGGTTCTAATCCGCAAAGTATGGCATTACAGAACGCACCGGCTATACCAAATATGCCGCCTATACCTGGTGCAGCACCCGGCGGCGCACCCCCAACCCCACCGCAAGCTAGCCCTTTATAGGAGTGAATCATGGATTTGTTTAAACCCCGTGGCGCAAGCCAACCCCGTAATCCCGTAACCGACAATCAACAAAATGGCGTGGTAACTAACCCACCCCGTTTTGCTCACTTGGGCGGCTTGGACAGCGCATCAAAATTCGGTACAAAAAACAAGATGATGGTTGCAAAACCTGCTGACGGCAAAAAAGTCATCTAAAAATTTAGGGGATAAAAATGTCTACATTAGAAGATTTAAGTTACGAAGCAAGAGATGAGCTAGCAATGCTAGCGCGTCAACTTTCTGAGAATCCTGCTACGCGTGAACAGTTTTTGCGTCTGACTAAAGTTGCAAAACCTGATATGTTAATTCCTGAGTTGGATATTAAGGATAGAACGTATCAAGCAATGAACCAATCAGAAGCACGCGTACAACAGTTAGAAGCTAAACTGCAAGAACGTGATGCAGTAGCAGACTTAGAAAAGCGCCGTAACAACTTGATTAAAAAGGGTTTGGTGCAAGACGAAGACCAAATTCGAGAAGTTGAAAAAGTGATGCTAGATAAAGGTATTACTAACCATGAGGCAGCAGCAGAGTATTGGTCTTGGATGCGTCAAACCGCAGAGCCTACTCCAATGGGATACCAGCCTAGCGCATTGAATAAGTTTGACTTGTCTATGTATTGGAAAAATCCAACACAGGGTGCAAGAAACGAAGCAGCAAAAGCCTTACAGGAACTTAGGAAAAATCCTAAACCAATTGGCTTGTAAGAAAACAGGGGATATGTTTTTTTATTGGAGATAAACCATGCCTATCGGCGGCGGTATTATTCCAGCAACGGGGTCGTCCCAATATACCGAGTTGACTTACGTTACTCGCCGGGCGTTTATCCCAAAGCTGGTTGTTCAGCTTTACAACAGTACACCCTTGCTTGCAGCATTGATTGCTAACAGTCAGTCTGCCTCTGGTGGTGTGTCCTCTGTAACCGTACCCGTTCAGGGCGCTCAGTTTGTTAATGCACAATGGTCTGATTACTCTGGTTCATTTAACCAGCCATCAGTTCAGCAAGGTGCGTTCAATGCTGAATACGACTTGAAATTGATGATTGCTCCTGTTCCGTTCTTGGGAATGGAAGGTGCAGTTCAGCAAGACGCGGCTATTATTCCTTTGATTGAAGCGCGTATGAATGACGCGACTAACGTCATGATGGATGCAATGGCTACTGCCTTGTACAACAATACAACAAACACGCAACAGTTTATCGGTTTGCCAGCAGCGGTTTCTGCTTCCGGTACATACGGTAACATTTCGCGTTCATCGTATTCTTGGTGGCAGTCTGGCTCTTATGCAGCCGGTAACGTCAACCCCACACGTCAAAACATTCTTCAGTACATTTCCGGTACTGTAAAGAAAGGTGCAGAAGTGCCTTCCTTTGGTATTTGCGGATTTGGTACTTGGACGTTGTTGGCACAAGACTTTGTGGGTCAAGAGCAATATGTCATTACTCCTGGCGGTGGATTTGACGGCGATGCAAATGGCCCTCAAGCTGCGTTCAGAGCATTGATGGTTGCTGGTGTACCCATTTATCCAGACCCTTACTGCCCTGAAGGTACGGTCTATTTCCTAAATACTAACTACTTGTCTCTGTATATTCATGAGCAAGGTTCGTTTGTGTTTACTGGATTTGAGTCCACCTTACCTAACTGGCAGATTGGCTATGTTGGCGCTGTTATCATGATTGCGGAAATGGTCTCGACCAAACCCAAGAGCATGACAGTAGTGTCTGGCTATAACTCTATTTCACTATAAGGAGATAAGCCATGTCATTATCAACAAACAAGATTTTACTAGCCAATGCTGCTACGAATGGCGCAGGTGCATATTTCCTGCCCTATTACCTGACTAACGGTTCAACCACGGCTGTCACCATTCCTGGTGGTATCTATTGGATTATGCCTACAGGTAACGTAACCATTGAGTTCAACACTAACTTGTCCGGTAACATTTCTAATGCTTCTTGGACGGTTGCTGTTGCAAACAACACGGGTGGTTTGATTTTGGCTGATGGTACAAACGTGCGTGCTAACGTATTAGCAGGTAACGTGTCCATTATCCTTTACGCAACCAATGGCGGTCAAAACGTAGCCGGAACCTTCAACGCAACCTAAGGAGGTGTTCCATGTCTAATGCAGATTCCGTAGCCCAGAATACGGCGGCAAATTTTGGTAATTATGCCATTGCCGCCCAATCTACCGTGTCTCTTACGTCTACGGGTAATGCTGTAATTAGTATGCCAATTTTATCCGGTGGTTTAACGGCTGGTAATTCAGTTGTTACTTCTGGTGGTGTAATTGTGCGGCGTATTACAGTGCAAAACCCAAGTGCTAACGTAGCAGCAGGAAATATTGCTATTTACACCTCAAATGATGGCAACACTAGTAACGCAGTCACTACGGCTGTTGGTACTACATTGACCAACATGACAGGAACGGGAACGTGGCAAGACCTAACCATTGTTGCGCCTTTCTTGGCAAACGTAGTGTCAGGTTACAACACGCAAGCGTTTTATGTAAAAGTAGTTACTGCTGTTGCTAACGCTACTGTTGATATTCGTGTGTACGGCGATACGGTAAATTTCTGATGACAATAGCCAGTGTGACTAATAAATGGATGAAGCCGGTAGAGGCCAGTTTTGAATATGTACTCTACCGTTTTCCTGTAAATGAGACTGTGGAAATTCCAATTGAAGCGGCGCGTCACATTTTTGGCTATGAGCAAGAAAATAAAGTGCCATACCTAACACGTTTGGCCTTTATTCAAACAATGAATGATATTCCAGAAGGTTTGAAAATTCTGGAAAAGTTTAAGATTACGGAGGAAACTCCGAAACCAGACCACTTCTTATCCCCGGTGGTGGAGAGAGTACCCCTGCCCAACTCACGAAGGGCGGGGGGAAATATCCGCGCTGCTTAACATGAGAGATAAATGTCTCAAACACTTGGCGGGTACATTACTGCTCTTAGATATTTGCTGCATGACGCAAACGCAAACTTCTATTCAGACTCTCAATTAACAACCTATATCAACAATGCGCGTGAGCGTGTTGTGCGTGATACGGGCGCTCTGCGTACTATTCAAACAACAACTGTTCCAACTTCACCTGCATCTGGAGGCCAAGCCCCGGTGTTATGGACTGCAAATACCGCAGTCACACTAGGCCAACAGTTAGTTAGTAATATCTACATTTATCAAGTAACAACGGCTGGTACGACAAGCTCGACAGCACCGGCTTACCCCGGTAGTAGCAACAGCAACTATAGTGGAAACGTCTATCCACCCAGTACGCCATTTCAAGACGGCACTGCTTATATACAATATGTGGGCAATGCTGAACAAATCAACTATGTAGCATTACCATCTGGCCTACAAACCTTAGATATAATTAACGTCAATTTATATTGGGGAAATACCCGTATACCCTTGCGTTATTTGCCCTGGACGCAGTTCAATGCAGAACTACGTTTCTGGCAAAACTATATTGGGCGGCCTATTTGCTATACGCAGTACGGGCAAGGTTCAATCATTATTGCGCCAGTACCAGACAACATTTACACCGTTGATTTAGATACTATTCTATTGCCTACGGCTTTAGTTAATAGTTCAGACGTTGACCCAATCAATGACCCGTACTACTCACCGGTTATTTTCTATGCTGCTTACCAAGCCAAGTTCTACGAACAATCGTATGGTGAGTCTGAGATATTTAAGCAAGAATACATAAAGCAATGTCAGGCCGTACTGGTATCTATATCTACCAGACGGATGCCCACACCTTACTCGACACCGTTCTAACATGGCCGCCGCAGAGCAGAAGAAATCGTATGCGGTTGTCAAACAGTTTGCAGGTGTTGACACCAAGGCCAATAGAACAGCCATCAAGGAAGAAGAATTTGCTTGGCTTGAAAACGCCATGCCTATTGGTTATGCAAACCTTAAAATCACGCCCACCTATTCCAACGTAGGCTCGGTAGTTTTTGCAAACACAGTCACCAACTTTACATCAGTCAATATTGGACTATATGATTATTTGTTGGCGTTTCAAGCAGATGGTTCATTGCAAGCAGTCAACGTACAAACGGCTGCATTAAGTAACATAGCGGCTGCTGGTATCTTTACTGGCGATGGATTGACCAACGTAGGGCAATGGCAAAACACCAATGCTTTAATAGCTGATTCTAATAAAGGTCTGTTTAGTTGGGATGGCACAAACCTTATTAACGTAGGTTCAGTTGGCACAATTGGCATTGTTAGCGGTGGCTCTGGCTATACGTCACCACCGGCAGTCACAATTAGCGCACCCAATCAAACCGGCGGGCAACAAGCATTTGCAACTGCCAGCGTTACAGCAAACGCAGTAAGTTCTATTGTGTTGACTAATGCAGGTAGCGGATACACGTCAGCACCTACTATTACTTTTTCAGGTGGTGGTGGTTCAGGTGCTAATGCTATATCTCAACTTGTAACCTTTGCTACAGGCACAATGTCTGTATTAGTAACTAATGGTGGCGCAGGATATACCAATGCGTCCAATACGGTAGTGACTATATCGGGTGGCGGTGGTGCAGGAGCAAACGGTACTGCAATTATTGCTGGAAACATAGTCACACAAGTAATTATGACTAACTATGGTTCAGGTTATACAAACTCATCCAATATTGTAGTGACTATTACAGGTGGTGGTGCGACAACCAATGCAAAAGCAACAGGTATTGCACAGACTAATTCAATAGTAGGTGTTGCTTCATTTTCTGGTCGTGTATGGGTAGCGCAAGGTAGAACAGTAACGTATTCATCGTCTATAGGTTTTACTGACTTTTCTACTATATCCGCAGGTCAGATTGTTTTGACTGACTCTACGTTGCATGGAAACATTCAACAATTATTGTCTGCTAACAACTTCTTGTACATTTTTGGTGATGACTCTATCAACGTCTTTTCCAATTTACAGGTGCAGACAAATGGTACAACCATTTTTACCAATACTAACGTCAGTGCGTCCGTAGGTTCTAAACGTCCTTACGCCATTTTCCCGTATTTTCGTTCAGTTTTATTTATGAATGACTACGGTATTTACGCGTTGGTTGGTTCAACAACCAGTAAGTTATCTGACCCGTTAGATGGTGTGTTTCCGTACATAGACTTTACTAAGCCAGTGTCAGCCGGGCAAGTCTTATTAAACAATATCTTATGCTCGGCTTTTAATTTTTATTATACTGGCGGTGCAGGAATAAGTAGTGCAAGCCGGTATATACAAGCCGTGTTCTTTGAAAAGAAATGGTTTTTTACTAGCGGGGACTCTGCACAGAAGTTTGTGACTTCCGCACCAGTTGGCGGTAAAATAAATTTATATGGCACAAACGGTACATCGTGTGTGCAAATGTATTCAAATTCAACGGGTAACGTGAGTAGTTATGTGCAAACTGCTTTGATGCCAATGGGAGACCCCATACGCACCAAGCAAGCGTTGAAGATAGGTATTGAAGCAACATTGACTACGGGTGCAACGGTTAATGCAACCATAGATGCTGAAACCGGAAGTGAAACAGTACCATATTTAGCGGCAACATCGTTTGTTTTTTGGACAAATGCAAGTGTCGCAACAATACCGTGGAAGAATAATGCAAACGCAACAATATCTTGGGTAAGCGGTACGGGATACACGTTATACAAGTCTGACGCATCAAACTGGGGAAAATATTTAGGATTAACAGTTACTTCAAACAGTGCTGCTTTTGTTATCAACGGATTTGAGTTCGAGCATGAACTCAGAGTGAGGTTCTAAAATGGCTGTTCAATATACTTTTGCTAATGCAACGACTTCAATTCCCTTGTCGCAGTTGGATACGAACTTTGCCACCTCGATTACGTTGGGAGCAACACCTGTTGTTCTGGGTAATACTTACACAACCCTAGCAAACGTCACGCTAACTAATACCACGATTAGTACGGTAGTAAGCGCTAACTTATCTAGTAACGCTACGGTTGATGGTACAAACAAAGTTGGTTATTTGACCATACCGCAAGACTTGCAGACAGGTAATTACACAATTACTTTGGCTGATGCAGGTAAACATATTTACTATGCAACCAATGCGGCAGCAACCATTACCATACCAAATAATGCAACCACTGCATTTACAACAGGTACGGCAGTCACCTTTGTAAACACTTCAAATACAAACGTAACCATAGCTATATCTACAGACACGATGTACTTAGCTAATTCTGGAAATACAGCTAGTCGTACTTTAGCTACTTATGGTTTGGCTACCGCACTTAAAGTTGCAAACACTACCTGGATTATTTCTGGAGCCGGTTTGACATGAGTGGCATTTTACAAATTCTATTTGCGTCTTTAAGCAGCGGTGGTGTCACGCAAATTATATCGTTTACCGCTACTGGTAGCTGGACTGCACCTACAGGTGTGACCTCTGTTAATTACCTTGTTGTTGCCGGTGGTGGTGGTGGTGGCGGCAATCCCGGCACAGCGGATGGAGGTGGAGGTGGTGCGGGTGGATTCTTGGCGGGAATAAATCTATCAGTTACCGCTGGAACAACATATACCGTAACAGTTGGTTCTGGAGGAACTGGCGGTGGCACTTCTTCTGCAGGAACAAATGGTGGTAATTCAGTATTTTCTACAATAACAGCTTATGGTGGTGGTGCTGGTGGAGGTAATAGTTCATATCCTGGCTTAAGCGGAGGATCAGGCGGTGGCGGTGGTACAGGTTCTCCCGCAGGCGCAGGAAATACGCCTAGCACAACGCCAAGCCAAGGAAATAATGGAGGTACGGCTAATGTATATGGAGGTGGGGGTGGAGGTGCAAGCGCGGCGGGGGGAAATGCGTCTTACCCTAACACCAATGGATACGGAGGAAACGGAACCGCCTCATCAATATCTGGTAGTTCTGTAACTTATGCTGGTGGTGGAGGCGGTGGTAGCAATGCCAATTTAAGTCCGGGAGGAACCGGAGGCGGTGGAAATGGCGGCACAAATCCGTCAACAATTGCAACAAGTGGAACAGCAAATACTGGCGGTGGAGGCGGTGGAAATGGTGGTGCTGGTGGTGGTGGTGCAGCAGGCGGCTCTGGCATTGTCATCCTCTCATATACTGCACCCGCACAAGCTACTCTTACCTTTACTGGTTCTGGTTCGTTTGTAGTGCCAACAGGGGTAAGTACGGTTAATTACCTTGTTGTTGCAGGTGGTGGTGGTGGTGGCTCTCAAGTTACTGGTGTGACGAATGCAGGTGGAGGTGGTGCGGGTGGATATTTAGCTGGCTCTGCTTTGTCTGTTACCGCTGGCACAACATACACTGTTACCGTTGGCGCTGGTGGTGCAATTGACTCAAACGGCGTTAATTCATCTTTTGCGGCTTTTGCTATAAGTATTGGCGGCGGCAAAGGCGGTGGTCTTGCCGCAAATACAGCGGGCGGAACTGGCGGCTCTGGTGGCGGCGGCTCAACTTCTAACGGCCCCGCTGGCTCTGGTACATCTGGACAAGGAAATAATGGCGGCTCTGGTGGCAATGGTACCCCATTCATTGGCGGCGGAGGTGGAGGCGCTGGCGCGGCTGGTGTTTCTGGAACATCAACTGGTAATGGCGGTATTGGTCTTGCCTCTTCTATTTCTGGCTCTTCTGTTTATTATGCAGGCGGCGGTGGTGGTGGCGGTAACAATGGGAACTTCGGAACAGGCGGAACTGGTGGTGGTGGTCGTGGCGGCACAAATTCTGTCAACTCTGCCGTTGCTGGTACTGCAAATACAGGCGGTGGTGGGGGCGGCAGTGCAAACAACGTAGATGCCGCCGCCGCAGGCGGTTCAGGTATTGTAATTATTAAATTTAATCAATAGGGGATATTGATGAGAGGCAAGCTATACAAATTGTATGGCATCAACGTAGCTGTAGAAATGTTACGTCCGGGTGCTAAATGGGAATACAACGGGCATGGTTTCACAAAGTGGGAAGATGAACGCCCTGTTCCTAGTGTTGAAGAAGTCAATGACGTAATGAAAAAAATTATGGCTTTTGAAGATTCCATTCCTACGTTATGGACTAAAGAACAGTTAAAAAAGATGCAAGTAGAGGAAGAAGAATTTGAGCGTGCAGTAGGATGAACACACACAATCTTTTTCCAACAGCGGTAACGTATTTTGATTTTGGTAGTAAATTAACAGATTTAGAGTTGAAGTTTATTACTGAACAAGAGACTCGCAACAATGATGGCAACACAACCAGCATCAACAACAATTTGTTTGAAAGTGCTGAGTTGGCTGAGATTGCAAGGTTTTGTGAAGAATCTCTACAGCAATACTTTAAAGAAGTTTATGCGCCTAAGCATGATGTAATACCGTATATCACACAGTCTTGGGCTAATTATACTAAGAAAGGGCAGTGGCATCATAAGCATGAGCATTCCAATAGTTTTATTTCAGGGGTGTTTTATGTACAGGCACAAAAAGATATAGACAAGATTTATTTTTACAAAAACGGTTATCAGCAGATAAAACTGCCTACTGACAACTATAATTTGTATAACAGTGATTCTTGGTGGTTAGGAGTAGAGACAGGGCAGTTGATTTTGTTTCCATCACATCTCACTCACATGGTACAGGCGGTACAGACAGATGAAACAAGAATTAGTATCAGCTTCAATACATTTTTGAAGGGATACATTGGCAACGATATGGAACTAACTGGTTTGCATTTAGGAGCTTAATATGGCGCATTTTGCACAGATAAACGAAAACAACATAGTTGTTCAGGTAATTGTGGTGGATACCAAAGACACTTCAACCGCAGACGGTGTTGAGAAAGAGTCGATTGGTGAGGCTTTCTGTGAGCGTCTGTTTGGCGGCACTTGGAAGAAAACCAGTTACAACACTCAAGCGGGAGTACATACAGGTGGCGGTACTCCTTTGCGTGGTAACTATGCAGGTATTGGTTATACCTACGACCCTACGCATGATGTGTTCTATCCTGCATCACCCTATCCTAGCTGGACGATTTCTGCGCCTACTTGGACATGGACTGCACCTACGCCTATGCCTACAGATGGCAAACTATACACTTGGAATGAAGAAACTAAGGCTTGGGTTGAGCAACCTGCATTGATAACTGAACCGGCGGCATAAATGGCTATTAACTCGGCGTTTACACCTACTGGCAATACCATTGTTATTAGCGTAACAACAAATGCTTCTACGCCGGTACAGTGCGTGACAAACGGCGCAGCAAGCAATCAATACCGTATAATTAACGCGTCTGGTGCTAATGGTGTGATTTTGTCGTATGCCCAAACATCGGCTAATGCGTCAACAAACTGCGTAATACCTACGGCCAATGCTTCAACGACTACGTTGTACATTCTGCCTAACACTGATGAGATTATTACTTTTGTGCCGCAGGCTTACTTTGCGGCTATTGGACAGGGGACTGCCACTCTTTACATCGTGCCTGGCGATGGTATGTGAGGTGAAAAATGTTAAAGGCGTTAGGGGCGCAAGGTTCAGTAACAGGCCAACTGTCCTATCAAGGTACTTGGAACGCAAGCACTAACAACCCTACGCTCACGTCTAGTGTAGGCGTAGCTAACCAGTATTACGTTGTATCCACCGCTGGCAGCACAAATCTAAACGGTATTACCTCTTGGTCGGTAGGCGATTGGGCTATTTTCAATGGCACAGTCTGGCAAAAAGTTTTAGGTGGTACTACTGAGTCTTTTGCTAATATCACGGTAACAAGTCTTACCGGGTATATGTATGCCAATGGTACAAGTCAGGTTACGGCGGCCACAACCATTCCTGTAGCAAGCGTCACAGGCGCAGTACCTAACACAGTAAATGTTTTAGCTGGAACAGGTTTGTCTGGTGGTGGGGCATTAACTGGTAACGTCACGGTTGCTTTAGCTAACACAGCAGTAACGGCAGGAACGTATGGCAACACCACTACTGTTGCACAAATTACTGTTGATGCTCAAGGCAGAATAACGGCGGCCAGCAATGTCACTATTACTAGTGGTGGCGGTAACGCAAGTGGCAACTTAACACTCGGTAATACGGTACTAAACCTTGGTCAAACCACAACAACTGTGGGTAACTTGACTTTAACTAACGTAGCTATTTCTAGTGGTAATGCAAACTTATCTACTGCTAATGTTAGTTTTAATGGTGCGTCATCTAATATAGGTTCTTTGTCTGTTGGTGGTCCTCTTACCGTTACAGCAGACACAGGCATTATTGCGAGCTTTGTAGGTAATGCTACAACGTATGCGTATGTTGCCTTACAAAACAAAACCTCTGGTAATACAGCGTATGGTTCTTATTCTGTCTATAACGACTTAGGTACGACCTACGCTGATTTTGGTATCAATAGTTCTACTTACAGCAACTTGGCGGTTGGATACGCTAATAACGCTTTTAGCATACCTAATAACGTATTTTTGTATGCAGGTATCAGTGATTTAGCGGTAGGTACTTTGAGTGCTAACGCGGTTCACTTTGCAGCAAATTTCTCAGCCAATTCAAATGATTCGTTTGTTATTAATTCTAACAATCTGTCTTTCTTCTATGGTCAGGCTAAGAATCTAGTCACCATTACATCAGGAAATACAATTGGCTGGACAAATACATCTGCTGTACTGATTGCTTGGACTAACAATGTAGCGGCTACCGTAGTTTGGACTGCTTCATTATATACGGCCAAGATAAGTGATTACACTATACTGTCTAACGCATCTGTAATAAGTTCAATTCAATTGCCCACAGCAATTGGGGTGTTAGGCCAAGAGTATGTTATCAAAAAAACCGATTCTTCCGGTACGGCTATAACAATCTCAACCACATCATCACAAACTATTGATGGTTCTACAACGTACAGTCTGCCTGCTCAATACAATGGAGTGAAAGTGCAGTCTGATAATGCAAACTGGTGGATAACTGGAACTTGGACACTCTAATGGAAAGCCAGCAATTATTTGATTACGCAGTCACGGGTGGAGCTTTTCTCGCCGGGTGGATAGTTAATAACATCTATAAGGCTGTAAAGTCTTTAGAAGATGAAATGAAGGAATTTCCTCATACCTATGTAATGAAGGAAGATTACAAAGACGATATAACAGAGATTAAGATGATGTTAGGAAAAATCTTTGATGAGTTGAAGCTCAAGGCAGATAAGTAATGGATTGGGATTCTTTGTCTTACGTTAAATTCGGAGACAAAGACAGTTTAGGGGTGTTTTTGTTTGAAAACGGCATACAACACCAGCGTTTTAGGGATATTTTCCATGCAAAAGGCATACAAGTGCCTGCATACCCTATTACAGATGCCGCTACAGAGAACCTAGATGACTGGCTTTTAGCGCATCAAGACGAGCATCAGAGCTTTGCAAACCTCTTACAATTGGACAATCCGTTCAATATGTTGGACGTAGATTGGAACGTAGAAGATGACTTTTACGATTGGGTAGCAAGTCATTACTACATACATGAGCAGATTGCGGCGGCTTTAAGAATCACATAAGGCCACCCCAAAGAATATTATTTGTTGCATTGCAACATAAGGGAATGACATGGCTATAGCACCAGCAGACTTAAGTGGATTACCAAGCCTAGGGGACTTTCCTGTACGCCCGTATGAAGGCTTGCAGCAAATTTCTACTGAGTATGGTGGCGGTTCTCAGTTTGGCGGCGCTGACTATATTGCTGCTCGGCAGGCAGGTTATAACGATGCAGAGATTATTGCGTTTCTAAAAGCTAATCCACAATTAGACACAAACAATGTGTCGGGAAAGCTAGCGGCTGGTCAAGGACCTGCGCTTATACAAAGCGCTATTGCTAACATTGCTAAGAGTGACCCTAATCGTGCAGCTATAGCTAACCCTAATCAAGCACCTTCTGTGCCTGTAGGTGCAACGCTTGGCACTGGCGGTCAAAATTGGGTTCCAGTTGCAAACAACGTAAACATCAACGTACAAGGCAATGAAGACTATGCCTCGATGATGTATGCCAATTCACGCGGCACGTTAGATGTTGCTGCTCAAGGCGGGGGTGAAGACGGGAATAGTTACTTTATATTTGATAGTGCAACAGGAAAAATCTTTGCTGGAATAACTCCTGTTCAATCTGCTAATGGATATACCGCGTATCAGTTTTCCTATCCTAACCCAAACTCAAGAGGCACGATTAGCGAATACGTTATAGCCAATGACAGCACAGGTATTGTTTCCCCTATCAATACTAAGTCGCAGTTGGCATATACCCCCGGTGCAGGCGGTGGGTTCTTAGCGCAAAGTGGATTGCTAGACCTGTTCTCAAAAGCTCTACCGATTATTTCGTTTGCCATTCCTGGCGTTGGTTCAATAGGAGCAACTCTTGCAGAAGAATTAGGTTTAGCTTCTATGTTAGGTGTTACTGAAGCAACTGCTGCACAAATAGGAAGCGCGTTGTTAAATGTAGGAACTCAATTAGCGCAAGGCAAAGATTTATCCACTGCTTTGCAAAACACGGCTATAAGTTCTATTGTATCTACAGGGTCAACTGATTTAGCAAAACAAATCATTTCTGCTGGTGCAAACCAAACTGTTGCAAACGCTCTAGTTTCAGGAGTAGGTAGTGCGGCAAATGCAGCATTAACTGGTGGTAATTCACAGCAAGCATTAGAAAGCGCTATTTTGGGTGCTGCACAATCTGCTGTAAAAACAAACACAAGTAAAACTCCTAGCGCTCAAGTAGCGGCTGCTGATACTGGCACAACTACAGATGTTACCGCACCCACAACAGGAACTATTCCATCATCTACAACGGATTTATCTAAACCACCCGGTGTACCGGCTAACGCTGTATTGGGTACAGACAACAGTGGGAATCCTGCTTATATAGATTACGCAACTGGTTCTGCTTATGACCAAGCTGGAAATAGAGTACCTGGGTTTTATATGCAAATTGATACAACAGGTACAGGTTCGCCTGGAACGGGAACTATAGGAAATCCAGTTACGCAAGGAAGCGGAATATCAATAGCAAATGTTCCATCAGTTGGGGGCGCTTCAAGCGGATTATCTCAATCATTAAATACTAATTTTGATTTCACCCCTTCTTCTCAAACCGCGTCATCTGGAAGCGGGGGAGCAGGAGCAGGAGCAGGAGCAGGAGGCGGTGGTGTGCCATCACTTGACCCAATATCAGCCACAGTTCGAGGTGATAGTACAATAGGGCAAACAAGCGGTGGTACGTCTGTACCTCAACTTGAACAGATTACCGCAACTTTACCGCCTGTACCTCAAATTGAAACAATTTCTGTAACAGCACCTAAAGGTGAGGCTGATATATCAAGCGCACCTATTGGAACAGACGCAACACCAGAACAGCCACAGCAAACTGTAGATGAAAATGGTGTTGTAATAGCAAAAGCACCAACATCATCAAAACAAGCAACTGCGCCAGCGCCAACGACTACTGGCACACAAACAAAAGCAGGTAGTGCTGCGCTATCACAAGCGTTAAACTTAGGCAACTTAGGAGACCCGTTCTTTACGAAGACGGGTAAAAAACCGAGATATGTTTGGAACGAAGCATCTCTCAGAACGGGAAATGAGACAGGAGTACAAAGTGGCTAAAACATTGATGAAGTCTTTAAAAACCGAACTGACAGGTGACTTGCCTGCTATTGCTGCTTTATTGCAAAGCAAGGGCAGAAACAAAGATAGCATCCTGGCTCACATCAACCCGAAAGAAGCGGCCTTGTTAAAAAAACATGGTGGTGCAGGTTCTAAAAACCCTGATACGGGATTGCTTGAGTTTGATGATGAAGGTGTAACTATTGATACTGGAGCAGGTTTTCAAGGTACGCCTGAACAAACTTCTGCTGCATATAACTTGCAAGACACATCTGCTACTCCAGCATTTAGCAGTGGTGCAGCACCTAGCACCGGCGGTACACAAGCAGCAGAGCAAGCAATCAATATGGCTGCACCGGCTTATTCCCCAGAATTTACTGCTCCAGCACCTCAACCTGCATTAAACCTTGGTTCACAAGCAAACATACAAGGTGTGCCAATAGCAGCAGGTGGTTTAGGAACTCCAGGTGCGGGTGGTATTAGTCAGGCTATGGGGCAATCAGGGATTGATTACGCAGCACCCTCACCTACCATTGATGCCAAAGGAATAACAACTCAACCTGGCGTTGCTCAACCAACACAGCCATCAACAGGATTAAATGACCAAGTTAAACAGGCACTAGGTATAAGTGGTGGTCAAGCATTAGGTGCTGGTCTACAAGGATTAGCAGGAATATTGACTGCGCGTAATGCGGCAAGTCAGGGTCAACAAGCTAAAAACCAATTACAAGCATTGGCTACTCCGTATCAAGCTCAAGGCGCTCAACAAGTATCGGCTGCACAAGCAGGTCAATTATCCACAGCTTCTCAACAGGCTTATCAAGCTGCACAAGCAAGAGCAGCGCAAGCAGCGGCCAGTGGTGGCATTAGTGGTGCGGGTGTTGTACAGGTTAATGCTCAGTTAGAAAACTTGCGTCAACAATTGTTGCAGGGTGACTTGAACATAGGTCTACAGATTCAGAGCATTGGTGACAAGATTGCTCAAGGTGCTATTCAAGCTGGTGTACAGGCTGACCAATATGTGAATAGCTTGACTTCAAACTATGCTACCAATATTGCTAGAACAATTGCTGGTTTAGGTAGTACACCTCAAACGCCAACAACTCCTACGGGACCTTAATCATGGCATTAGAAGATTCTCTTGGCGTTAATAGTTTAAGTGGTTTGCCACAATTAACAGGTGGGAGCAAACCTGAAGATTATTCCAAAGCACGCGATGTTGGGGCGTTAGCTAAAGGTGATTTAGCGGGATTGCAAACACGCCAAAAAGAAGCGTCAGAGACAGCTAAATTAAAAGGTCAAGAACAGGCATTAACTGGCTACAAAACTGCTTTAGAAGATACCGGAATATCTAACCAAATAAACCAAGTTATTGAGCAGCGCAACAAGCAGTTTGTGCCTACTCAAGAAACTGCTGGTGACTTGTCTAACTTATTTACTTTAACCAGCCTTGTAGGGTTTATGTTGGGCGGTGCGGGTAAAGGTCATGCACAGCAAGCATTGTCAGCAATGAACGGTATGTTGGAAGGCCATAACTTAGGCAATGAAGACCGTTACAAGAAAGAAAAAGCTATCTATGAAGAAAATTCTAAAGCGTTAGATAAACTTGCATCTTCTTTGCAAGAGAAAAAGAAAGAAGTATTAGAGTTAGCAAAAACAGATTACGAAGCTGCTTTGTTGAAAGCAGAGGAATCAGCGCATAGTGCAGGCGCTCCTTTCTTGGCAGAGATTGCAAGAAAACAAGGTTTAGTATCTTACGGTGAATACGCTGATTCTGTGTTAAAGCAAATTGAAAAGAAAGAAGAATTTGCTAACAAACTAAAAGAAACTTCAGACCGGAACAAAGAACAGGCTAGACACAATTTAGAGATGGAAAGCCATCAAAGACGTTTAGAAACTTTAATGAGCGACAGACAAAGGGCAACGGGACAAAGGGCCGCAGAAAAACTGTTTACGCAAACCGAATTGCCTTTAATTCAAGGTATTAGAAGTATTGAAGATTTGCAGACTAAATTGCGAGACCCTGAGATACAGAAAGGGTGGGCTTCAGCAACAGCACCATTGATACAAAAACTAGGTTCTATAGATTGGACCGGAGACCCTTCTAATGTTGTTAATGATGTAAATAGAACTTTGTCTGGTAACGACAAAACAACTCTTTTCTTAAAAGATGCGTTGTTGCGTTCGTATGAAATTGAACGTGCCACAAGAGGCGGTGGAAGATTAACGGTGCAAGATGTTAAAACATTAGGACCTGTGTTAAATCCATCAGCATATAGTGCGGCTGCTTATAATCAGTTACTTGATGACCGCCGTAGAGTTTTGTATGAAAACTTACAAGACTTTGGAATTAAAGCAGAAGAAATTAAAAAACGAACAGCGCCAAAAGATTACACTTCTTTTGGTGGGCAATCTCAACCTGCGGCATCATCGGCTGCTACACAACCCGTAGACCCACTAGGAATTAGATAATGGCAGACTTATCTATTCAACAAGTAAGGGAAAAATATCCTGAATACAAAGACCTGAGTGATGACCAGCTTGCTCAAGGTTTGCATAAAAAATATTACTCAGATATGCCGTATGACCAGTTTTCTAACAAAATTGGTTTAAAAAAACAAACTGACGATTATTTCTTCCCTGGTGAAAAACAAATTACTGGTGCTATTGAGTCTGGTGCTGGTGAGCTAGGAAAAGGGTTTGGTTCTGCTGTAGGTTTGGTTGCTCCTGAAACCGGAAAAAAGATAAGCGATTACTACGGAAATATTCAGAAAGAAGCGCAACAACTTTCTCCTGTTGGCGCTACTGCGGGTAAATTGGGTTCGTATGCAATTCCTTTTGGTGGTGCATTAAAAGTAACTAAAGGATTATCTGGCGCGTTAGGATTAGGTGAAGCCACAGGTCTTTTAGGTACGGCCACAAGAGCCGGCGAAGCGGCAACGGCAGCGGGTACAGTAGGTGCGGTTACAACACCTGGAACTTTAAGCGAAAGAGCTAAACAAGGTGCTATTGACGCAGCAGTAGCAGGAGTTTTAACGCCTGTTGGAGAAGGAGCAATTAAAGGAATAGAAGGCACTTACTCTGTACTAAAACGTGCTTTTGGTAATGATGCTAAAAAAGCCGCAGATGCACTGAGAGATTATGCGTCACGGCGTAGCGGAAACGAAGCTCAAGCAGCTAGGGAGTTGGCAAAGAAAGCCGAGTCAGAAGCAGGCGTTGCTGAAACTGCGGCTAAACGTCAAGAAAAACGTCCAGAACTTTCACAGAAAGATTTACCTGGTGTTCAAACTCAAGAAATAGCCGGCAGATTTAGACCTGTTGCTCAAAGCGAACAACAAGTAGGTGATTCAATTACCAAAGAAACAGACCGTGTATTTAATGAGTTAAAAAAAATACGGCAGGCAAACGCTGAAAAGAATAAAACAAAAGCATTTGGTTTTGCTGAACAACAAGAGTCTCAAGGAAAAAAAGTATCAGATACAAACGCATTTAAAAATCTTGTTGAAACACTTGATAATGAATTAAAAAATTCTTCTGTTCCTGCTGTTCGTAGTGAACTCAAGCAATTACGAGATGCAATTACAGGAACCTATGTTAATCCTGAAGGCGATGTGTTATCGCGGCAAGTAAACTTTCAAGCGTTTGAACAGATGCGCCGGTTTTTGAATGACCGCGCCTATGGCATACCGTCTGAAGGTTTTAATGCCATGAAAGAACAACTGGCTGGAGATTTAGGTAAAAAGGTAGAGACGGCTATGACTGAATTTTCTCCTGAGATGAAAACCTTTATCCAGCAATACAAAAAAGATTCAGAACCCTTGCGTACATTTAGAACCAAGGTGGGTAAAGCCTTGGTTGGGGAACAAATACCTGGCGCTGAAGGGTATCCTACCGTTGCATCTGAAGATATACCAAGTCGTGTGTTTAAAAACAGAGAATCTTATAAAAGTTTAGTTGATGCTGTTGGTGGCAATAAACAATTTGCAGACGCACAAGCTAGAAGATACTTTGCCAGCAAAATACAAGAACTAGGAACTGATAGTAAGAAGATTGAAAGTTTTATTCTTAAAAACCGTGAGATGCTAAAAGAAACAAACTCACGTTCTATGGCTGAAGACTATCTTGCTAAAGTAAAAACCGGAACTGCACGCACAGAACGAGCTACAGATATAGGAAAGACCGCCAGAAAGACAGAACAAACAGCGAAAGATACCGTACAAAAGTTTGAACAGATGGCCGTAGATGTGCGTAATGCACGCACTCCTTTTGAAGTTGCTGCCGAAACAGATAAAGTAGCATTGCGCTTATATCAAGACGGAACAATTAGCAAAGATGTTTATGCCCGTATGGGACAGTTATCACAGAACGTCAGGGCAAGAGCAAGAGACAAAGAAGAAGCATTGAAAGAAGTTTATGCTGGCGTGAGAAAGTTACTGGGGTACGGTACTGTTGGAACTCTAGGGTATTTAGGAGCAAGACAACTAGGACAATGAGGCATAAACCAATGAAAGCACCTGGTCCTTTTTATTGGGATATACAGCGAGAAAGAGCGCCGCAGAAGATACCATTGAGGGTAGTGGGATATGAAGAAGAAAGAGAAAGGAATCAACCCAGAGTTGGAAACAGCAATTGGGGAGATGCTCAAAGCAGTTATGGTGGACGAAACAGCAACCATCACAGACAAAATGAAAGTAATTGATAGAGCATTGAAATTAGAGTCAATAAGATTGAAGCTCACGGATGATGAATGGGGTTCTGGATTTTCTGCCAACGATGACGATGAATAGGAATATAGCTTGGGTCAATCCATATTTTGTTTCTAACTACAAGATGTATGGTGTGTTTGCTTACATTGAATTTGTTTGCCAAAAATTCATGTTTATAGTCAACAGCTAGTTTACGTATTTCATTAACATGATCCCACGTTAAACCTTTTTCACGATTATGCGATTGGTCTAACAAGGTTATCCATCGACAATTTGATGGTTCGTAATTCCCGTTAACATTTGTCCGGTCAATTGTNAAATCATCGGAATAACCGTTATTCAGTGCCCACGTTTGAAAAACATCAAAAGATAGCCAGTCATCGCAAACAGTTATGCCTCTACCGCCATATCTAGGGTGGTTGTTAAGGCAACGTGTTTTTATGCCTTGCCAGATTTTGTATAAACGACTATTTGCTTTTCCATGTGTTGTGAGTGTTTTTCTTCCTCGACATGACCGGCAATACTGAGATTGACTTTTTTTATCCATTCTGCGTTGAAAGTTTTGGTTGCACTCAAGGCAGACAAATGTAAAATAAGAACGACTTAGCATTATTTTCTCCGTGTGTGATTTGTCAATCATAACGGAAAACCAAAGAGTGGGGAAGCGGTTTC